GAGTCCACCCAGAGATGGTGGCCACAGTGCAAAAAGCTATTGAGCTTACTGATGTGGACTTTGGAGTTACATATGGTGTACGTACTCTTGCAGAACAAGAAGAATTGTACAACTCTGGACGTTCTCAAACTATGAAGAGTAAGCATTTGATTCAAGGTGATGGATATTCCCATGCTGTAGACCTTGTAGCTTACTTTGGTTCTAACGTTTCTTGGGAGTTGAATGTCTACGATAATATTTGTGATGCTATGGCTGAAGCAGCTAGACAGATTGGGTGTGCAATCAAGTGGGGAGCAGCCTGGTCAGAGGGAGATATCAGATCCTACCCAGGAACAGCAGAAGATGCTATGAATGCATACATAGATCTAAGACGTTCTCAGGGACGTAGACCCTTCATTGATGCACCACACTTCGAATTGATGGCCTGATGCGTTGGCTAGTTCTATTCCTACTTCTTTCTGGATGTGGATTAACATCTATACTTCCATTTGGTGGATCTGGTGGACCTACAGTTAATAGTAATGCCCAAGTAGGTAAAGAGAATCGTCAATCTGTCGTATCTGTTGAGCAAAAAGAAGAAGTAACTGCTGGTAGAGATGTAGTTCAAACTGAAATTATAAAAGAAGTAGAGACTGGAAAAGTGGAAAACCTAGATATTACTAATACAAATATACCACCGTGGGTCATCTTACTACTAATACTTGGTTGGTTATTGCCAACTCCGACAGAAATAGCTAGATCTATTACGGATTTTGTGTTAAGATTATTTGGACGTAAAGATAATCCTAAATATGACAGATTCAGATAAGGAGTAGGGGTAATATAGCAAACGTCCTGTGTTCCCCCTAAATTATTCTATGAGAAACTACAAAAACGAATACGCAAAGTACCAAGGCTCTCCAGCACAAAAGAAAAAACGTGCCTCTAGAAATGCTGCACGTAATGCTCTTAAGAAGGTTGGAGTGGTTAAAAAAGGTGATGGCAAAGATGTCAATCACCGTAATGGTAATCCTATGGACAATCGGGCAAAGAATCTGCAAGTAACCACTAAACGTGCTAATAGATCTTTTCCTAGAAATAGCAGAGCAGGAAAAAGATAATGGCTATACCTGAACGAGTCAAAAACAAGATGAAAGAAGTGGGCCTTAAAGCAGTCAACAAACCACAACGTCTAAATGACGACAGTGGTAAGTCTCACCATGTTATGGCCTCTGAAGGTGGTAAGTATAAGTATATCAAGTTTGGTCAGAAGGGTGTAAAAACCAATCAGACTGCAGGACAGCGAGAGGCATTTAAGTCTCGCCACGCAAAGAATATCAAAAAGGGTAAGATGTCTGCAGCATACTGGGCTGATAAAGTAAAGTGGTCTCCCTCTAAAACTAAATCCCCTTCTAAGAAGTGGGTGAAAGGTTCATAATGTGGATAGGGATAATGCTCGTATGTTTTGATCCTATGGCATTGTCCTGTAAGATTATAGCAAAACCAGAGCCATTTTATACTGAGCAGTCTTGTTTAGAAGAAGCAGAAAAGATTGCCACTACAATAAGACAAGGTGGTGCTTATGCTACACCACACTGCCATAAGGTTGAAGGAGATAGTGCATAATGCCATACAAGTCTAGAGCACAACAAGCAGCTGTAGCCATTGCTAAGAAAAAAGCTGCAGCTAAGAAAAAGACTGGTATGTCTAAAGGTGGAGACACTATCAATGCTGCTGGCAACTACACCAATCCAACAATGCGCCGTAAGCTCGTACAACAAGTTAAGGCAGGTTCAAAAGGCGGCAAGCCTGGACAATGGTCTGCAAGAAAAGCCCAGATGGTTGCAAAACAATATAAAGCAAAAGGCGGGGGCTACAAAACATGAAGGCTCCCCAGAAGTCGTTAAAGAAATGGACAAAGCAGAAGTGGCGCACAAAGAGTGGCAAGCCTAGTGCTAAGACTGGAGAACGGTACTTACCCGAGGCTGCAATTAAATCTTTGTCGTCTGCAGAATATGCAGCTACCACTAAAGCAAAACGTGAAGGTACAAAGGCTGGCAAGCAGTTTGTAAAACAGCCGAAGAGTATAGCAAAGAAAACAGCAAAGTTTAGAGCAGCAGAGGGTGGCATGGCTAAAGGTAAAACTAAATGTCCTAAGTGTAAAGGGGCAGGATGTTCTCATTGTGGTGGTAAAGGCTATCACATGGGTATGAGTAAAGGTGGGGATACTGGAAAGAATCCCAACAAAGGAATCGCAGAATTACGTAAAGTAGCTCCAGGTGCAGTTAAAGCTATGGGGTATAAACATGGTGGACTTACAAGGTCTACTGGTAAATTAAATACTGGCATTAAAGGGTGTGAATAATGGCTTCTTATAAAGATTATAAAACAGTTGCAGCTGCTCAAAAAGCAGGGTCAATGTATTTTGTGGGTAAAGACGGTAAGAAAAAACTTGCTGTCACTAAAGAGCAGTTGGATGCTTGGAAGAAAAAGAACAAGGGTAAGTACACAGGTTCTGCACTTACTGCTTGGGCTAATGCTAAAGGTAAAGACATCAAAGGCGACAGCAAGCGTGATTCTTCTCCACGTCCTAAGCTACGTCCAGGTTCAGAGTCTGCAGGTCCAGGAATGGGTGTAATGACTAAAGCTGAAAAGACTGAAGTTGATGCAGCTAACAAAAGAAATCAAGAAGCTAGGGAAGAAAAGGCTGGTACAAAGAAACGTACATCTGCTGGACAAAAGTTTAATTCTTGGTATGAAAAGAATGGTGACAAGTACGGCACTATGAAAGAAGCTATGGAAGCTTACCAAGGAACACTTAAGTCAGGTATGAACAAAGGCGGTATGTCCAAAAAGAAAAAAGGGTATGCTAAAGGTGGCCTGATTGATATGAGAACAACAGGGTTGTTTAGATGAAGCTAGAGGGTGACAAGGTTGTAGACCATATTGGTACTGTCCTTGCTGAAAAGATTCGTGGTGAGTGGCATACTAAAGATCCTGCTGTCTTAGACTTTATAAACAATCAGGGTACAGAAACAGTCAGAGTACGTGCTAGAAACGAGAAGGGTCAGCTAATGGCAGATGATCCTTCTACACCTGATGTTAATGAAGCATGGACAACTAAAATAGTTAAAAAAGTCAAAGGTAAAAAGTAAGTGGTAGCTTTAAGTTATAACACAGCAACTGAAAGTGTTGCTGTTACAGCCACTGCAGGTGGGGCAAGTAGTGATGTTTTATACACTTGCCCTAATAACTATGATGCTGTAGTTACCTTTCTTCATGTAAGTAATGGGGGTGTATCTACAGATAATGTTTCTATTCAGTGGTATCACAAAGAAGATGACACGTACTATACTATAGTTAATAACAAATCTGTTTCAGGTCAGGATGTATATAATATGATTACATCTGATAGGTTGTACTTACATACAGGTGACAAGATAACTGTATTTAATGGTGGTGGTACTATGGGTGTCACAATATCTGTAGAGGAACATTACAACCCTAACAGAAAAGCATAACGGACTTGCATTTTTATCAATAGTATAGTATAACTATGTGTGTATAACTAGTCTCTGTAAGCTGCAATGCAGCAATTTATGGAGACAACAATGAGAAAGTTTTTTGAAAGATTAATCGAAGCACGTCAACGTCAGGCTAATGCACGAATCGCAGAGATGCACTTGTGGAGAATGTCAGACCGTGAACTAAATGATTTAGGTATCGGACGTGGTGATATTAAAAGAATAGCATACGAAGGTGTAAAGTGAGTTCTTTGGGAGGAGACTCGTGGACCCAGTTACAATAATCAGTGGGGCCACGGTCGCCTTCAACGCACTTAAAAAAGGTTTTGCTATTGGCAAAGACCTGCAGGACATGTCGAGCCAGCTAACTAAATGGGCTGGACACATGTCTGACTTAGGTCAAGCTGAGAAGCAAGTAAAGAACCCTCCGTGGTGGAAAACACTGGGAGGTTCTGTAGAAGCCGAAGCTATGGAAGTATTTGCAGCTAAACGTAAAGCTGAACAAATGCGGAAAGAGCTGAAGGACTACATTAGTTTTACTATGGGTCCATCTGCTTGGGATGAACTTGTAGCTACAGAAGCTAAGATAAGAAAACAAAAGAAAGAGCAAGAATACCGTAAAGCTGAGATGCAAGAAGCAATAATCACTTGGACTATCTCAGCATTACTTTTAGCAATAGGCTTTGGTACTCTAGGCTTTATAATGTATATGGTGACATAATGGCTAGAAACCTAACAGAAAAACAACAGAAGTTCCTTGACGTATTGTTTGAGGAAGCTGGGGGCAACCTAGTAAAAGCTAAGAAGCTTGCTGGGTACGCTGATGCTGTTACTTCTAGACAAGTAGCAGAACCACTTGCAGATGAAATTGCAGCACTAACAAAGCAGTTTATTTCTTCGTCTGCAACAAAAGCTGCATACTCTATGTTTGAAGTTATGAACAACCCAACAGATCTAGGAAATAAAGAAAAGATGGCAGCTGCAAAAGATGTCCTAGATCGTAGTGGCTTTACAAAGACAGAGAAAGTAGAAGTCTCTGCTGCAAGCCCACTATTTATTCTGCCACAAAAATCGGATGAAGACGAATAAAACTTGGACGTTACCTAAGCCAGACTTTGTGGATGGTGAGTATGTCTGGAAACCTGTGGTAAGATTAGGTAGCCATGTACCATTTGGCTATAGACAAGACCCAGATGATCGTGATATACTATTACCAATTCCAGAGGAACTAGAACTGTTTGAACTGGCTAAGAAGCATCTTAAAAGATATAGCTATAGAGAAGTCTCTGCTTGGCTCAGTACACAATCTGGAAGATATATTTCCCACGTAGGTTTATATAAGAGAGTGAAACTTGAGCGAAAACGTAAGACAGAAGCTGCAACTCAACGCTACCTCGCCCAGCGTTATAAAGAAGCCCTCGAAAAAGCGGAGAGGCTCGAAGGTAGGCTCCTCGGCCAAAAAGAGTACACCAGCTCAACCGAAACCTGAAGAGTTAGATTTTGAGCAGGTAGCACAAGAAGTTATATTTGAGCCGAACCCTGGTCCTCAGACTAAGTTCTTGGCTGCAACTGAACAGGAGGTTCTTTATGGAGGTGCTGCTGGTGGAGGTAAATCCTATGCAATGGTTGCCGACCCTGTACGCTACTTGGGGAACCCAAATGCGAGAATGCTTCTTGTGCGCCGTAGCACAGA